CATTGGTAGCCATGGTGAACGCTGTGATGGGAAGGTCTACCGGAGACCAGTCAGCGTTGACTCCGAGCTTACCTATGTCTCTCACAGGAACTATAGTCATGCATATAGCTCCTTATGTTTTCATAATATAGGCAAGAGCGTAGTAGGGTGGGACTGTAGGAACAACAGAACTCGCAGCCGTATTGTTGTGGATGTGGGACTGAGAGCCGCCAACAGAACTATTGGCCACAGTAATACCAGTCACCCTGTTGTTGATGGTGATACCTGTGGTGTTATTGCCCGTCACAGTGTTGGTCTTACCAGACTCCATGCTGACGAACACAGTGCCATTGGCGAAGGTTCCCGTCTGGGACCTGTCGTAGCTGTGAGTATGCCCAGGGTCATTGATGGTGTGGTTATGCCCTGGGTCAGTCACAGTCGCTGTGTGACTGTGGGCAGGAATCTGGGCTTCTGTAAGCGTCACCGCCTGGTTGGTCAGGGTGATGGTCGGAGTATTGCTTGCAGCCCCACCAGTGTTACCCACAGGATACGTCGTGCCTGCACAGACCACAAAACGGTTCTGTAGGTCAGGTGTCGTTATGTTACCTGTGCCATCACTACGGGCCACAGTCTGGCCATTACACAACACCCAGCCACTTGGGAGGCTATTGGTGGCCCCGGACCACAACAGGATGGCTCCAGTGGGTATGAGGGACCCATTAAGCTGAGTGTGGGTTGAGGTTACCTGACCACTGATGTTCGGGAAGGTGGACTTAAGGACAGACTTGAGTAACCGGATGTGGTCATCAGCCTGACCTACAGGGTCACTACCAGGTGGATTAGAGGTGTTCAGGTCGCTAATAAATGCTGCGGATTCAATGGCCAACTTGGGCTCTCCTAAAGTTACTTAGGGTTGACCCAGGGTGGGTCTTTAATGACACAAAAGAGGTTACACAAAGGAATAGGTTTACTTTAGAAGGAGACGAAGTCTCCGACTTCTGTATGCTTAGGGTAGCTTAGGGCTCACCAGGGTCCAGGTATAAGCTCTTAAAGGAGACGACTTCGTCTACTTCTATGGGAAGTCGTAATCATAATACGAAGGTTATCTTGTGGGCTTATATCTGGTCAGGAATGGTCGCTGCGCTCTCATTCCAGGCTATGGTCTTCTCAGAGTTACTCAGAGTTACCTGTGGGTCAGGATTGGTGGCTATGGTGGTCTCGGCGTATCTTGACGCCTGCCTTGGGCTCCTGTGGGCCTCGGAGTTGAACTACGCATTTGCGCGCTGTTTCTTCAATAGCAGGCCCTCGTTCACTAAAGTGCTGATAAGTGATTGTTTTTGTGTTGCTTCAGCGTAACTACGCAGTTTCTCAAATTTACACAGGTTTGCGCCCGGATTCTGGTTCCATAAGAGGCCAAAAGTTGCTTGGGATGAACAACAACGCCGAGGCTTTACCGGGATTTTTGAAAGGCCTTTTGAGATGATTTCAGAGGGGGACAGAGCCGGGAGGGACCCTAAGCCGCTTGATGCAGCCCGATGTAACGCAAGTCCCTGCAAGTCCCTGTAGCTGATAGCGTAACCTATTGATAACTCTAGCCTGTGGCGGACAGATAGTCCGCTATGTGTAAACAGCAAATGTAGTTGCATGAATTGACATTTGGACATTGTGTTTCCGACATTTGCCAGCGACATTTGGGCTATGGGTTGCCATAGTCAATAGGCTACTATTTGTAGTGGGTCTAACTTTTTTATCTACTAGGTCTAGAAATTATTGATTTGTATAGGTTTTCCGAAATGTGAAAAGACATTCGACACAAGAAACCTATTGACAGACTATAGCCACAAAGCTACAGTAGACCATCGGCAACACAATGCAACCCAGAGCAAACATCATGCAACACATCGCCCCCATAGTTTACCCTGTGCTACACATTGCAGGCATTGTGTCCTGTGGGTTAGCCCTCGGTTACAGCACCCTTGCGTTCTTTCTCGGCTAATCTATAGCCACTTGACAACTCTTAGCAACTCGGAGCAAACACCATGACAACATGTCCTGAACTCAAAGAAACCGGACGCCTCGCTTATGCTTCCATCTCAGAGATGGTTGCAGCGCTCAATTGCGACTATGACAGACTCGAAGAATTGAAAGATGTGGAAGAATTAACTGAATCTGAATCAGAAGAATTGATCGACTTGGAAAAGGATGCGGGCGAGTGCGCCGACCGTGAGGAAGCCGAGCAACGCATTCAGGAAGATGCGCTATCGGTGGAAGTCAGAAGCGGATGGGCTTCTGTGGGCGATGACCTCACAGCCGAAGAGTTTTGCATCCTTATAACCACTGGTGGTCCCGCCGTGCGTATACGTGGCGAGCTTGATGAAAACTGTGAGCCCCGCCGTGCTTGGCTTGAAGTTCAGAATTGGGGGACACCGTGGACACAATACTTCGGAGCAGAGCAAGCGGTGCTTCTGGATTATGCGCGCTGTTTCTACTTTGGCGCATAGTTCCAAGTTTTACACGTCCCAACTATAGCCACTTGACAACCTACAGTTAACAAGGAGTAACCACGATGCAACCCTTCAAACACCTTAAACGCTGGCAAATGCCCGATAGCTACTTCGGCCCAGAGTGGCCTGAGTATTACGTTTTCTTAGGTCAGAATCGGGACAGCGACAGTCTGACCCGCAGTAACTTCGAGTGCGCCCTAACCGCTATCGGTGGTGAGAGTGAGACTGTCGAGATTGTCCGAGAGCGACACTGGGCGGTGGGTTGGGTTGAGTGGATAGCCATCCACGAGAGCGACACTGCGGCTCTAGCGAAAGCCGATGCAATTCTAGACAAGCTCGAAGATTATCCGGTTGTAAATGAGGACCACTGGTCCAACCTCGAATACGAGGAAGCGTGCGAGTATTGGAAACGCATGAGCGTTCGTGAACGTGCGGAATACTGCAAACGTGCGGATATCTCAATCTTTGCCGCTCGCCGTGATTATCTACCCGATGACCCTTGTGGTTATCTTTTCGAGTCACTCACTGCGGCTTAAGGAAACAACATTCTATGACCTATCAAACACAAGCTTCAAAACCTTCGCACCTGGTATTCTATTCACTACTCGACGCCATGGCCTTTTTGTTGTGTGTCGCCAGCGGCGCTTGCGTGTTGGGTTACCTGATGTCGAGTTATATCTTCGGTTCCTGACAGATACCCCCTAGAACGCCCAGAAATCGCCTCTGGTGCGCCTGGACTATAACCAATAGGCTACCCTACATGAAAACCCTTAAACTCACCCAGAGCCACTACAGGCACGCCTGGAGTATAGCCCCATGTCTATGACAGCATCTGAGGTCTACAGCCTGATCGGCCATAAGACCCACAATGAGCTTTGCGACCTGTGTCGAAGGCTAAACACCAAACCATGGCTGAACTCGCGCGAACAACGCGACCAGCTACAGGCCGCCCAATGGGCTTTGGCTAACCGCTACGCCTACTCGCGCGAATGCAAGTGGCGTCGAGACTTCCCCACGACGACCAGAAACCTTTGGACAGCCGATCAACTTCGGGAGTTCGCACGATGACCGACACAACTTACACCGTCGCAAACTTTATGGTGACCCATCTCATAGCCCCTGCCCGCCTCGCGCGTTACATGGCGCTAAACGACCCCCAGGGATTGGACAGTGACGATAAGCTACTCGCTGACCGGCTCTTGGCCGAGTACGGTGACGTTGTGTCCTACACCTCGCGCCCTCGCGCGACTCGAAGCGACCCCGCGATGGTTGAGTTCACCTTCCTGTCATCGGTCGCCTGAGGTTATCCCCAGAACCCCCAGTATCCTCAGTTTCCCCATATTTAGTGGGTGCGAAAAATTGAAGCTGCTACCTCTTGCAAACCTCGCGTTAGTTGGGGCTAACTCAGATGGTCATGGCGCGGTACACCCCGAGGGAAGCTCTCGGCGTGCCTTCCGCACCAGCAAGGAGGATAGTCAAGTGACACAGGAGCATCACCGCACGGCATGGCCTAGCCGGACTCGGCTTTGTCAACAAACTATGACAATAACGACCTCTTGTTCGCGTTGTGTTCTCGCGTTACGTTGGTCGTTTCCAACCTCGACATGGTGTTGAGGAACGAAAAGATCGGTCTTATTTACCGGCGGAGATAACATGCCTAGTTTTCGTAATATCAAGGCCTTGGACATAAGTAAAGGGGAGCTTCTCTCCTTTGATTGGACAATCAACGGCACGGGTGGGCGCTTGGTCTTAGCAACAAGCCCTCGCGCGGCTGATTATATAAGCAGAAACACCGATGGCGCACAGCCAGAAACTGTAGTCTTTGGGGTAGCCTTTGCCACTGAGGGTGACTATCATGCTCTCTGTGTGGGCAGTGATGCCGAGGGCATCCCCAGAGACGATGAGTAGAACGGAGATAATCATGGAAAAGCGTCGGCCAGGATCAGAGTATAACGACGCGGAACTGCTCGCCCTCACTCGCGCGTCTTACATCATCCGTGAGTTGAGAGAGACCAGTCAAACTATAACGACACCGATGCTCGATCTTTTCTTCACCGTAGCCCTGAATCCGGGCTATGGACCGAACGAATACTCGCGTCGCATCGGGACACTCGCGCCAAGCATAAGCAATCAGTTTGCAAAGCTTGGTGGTGAGAAGGACAGCAGGGGCAAACCAATGGATCTGCTGAAAGAAGGGCCGCCTTTGGGTGACCCTCGCGCGAAAGGTTACTACTTGTCCGAGAACGGCAAGAAGTTAATTCGCCGGATACTCAAGGCACAGGGAGTCTAGGACTCTCTTTTTGTCTTGTTTATAGCCAGAGACCTAACTTAGCCAAGGAGATGGTTATGTCTATCTACCCTGAAAAGAGGAACAAGAAGCCAACGGGAAGGTGGATCGTAGACGTTGTGATGAACTACAAGCGACACACTGCTCGCGTTAAATCCTTTGAAGAAGCAAGGAAAACTGAAGCGGCTATTCGTGGGTTTGATTTACCGCCGGAGGAAGTGAAGGACCCAGATGAAGGTAAGCCCTACACGCTAGGTAGGCTCCAAAGGGAGGTTGCCCCAACTTTGTATCGTGGAAACTCCGACGAGGAGTATGACCTCGCGCGTCTTGCAACTTGTGTTGAGATTATCGGACCAAAGACACCGTTGACCGAAGTCCGGTATGCAGCCTTGGAAAACCTAGTAGAAGTCTTGCGTAACAAGAAGACGTTCTACGGCAAGCACTACACCAACAAGACGATCAATCGGTATCTCTCGTGTATGTCAAAAGCCCTTCGATGGGCGCACAAGCGTGACCTTATCCTTGGGATGCCTGCGATTCCTCGCCAGAAAGAACAAGAGGGTCGCATAGCCTACCTACGCGACTACGAGATACCGAAGTTCGTTGAGTGGATCAGGGACAACGAGCGCGAGACCACAGCCCTGTGTCTTGAGACGCTCATGGTCACGGGTATGCGCGTTGGTGAACTGTTGTCATTAGACCCGGATCAGGTCGAACAGGACGCTGACGGCAACTATTTCGTCATACTTGAGCCTGAGTTTACAAAGACCCGCAGGAGTCGAACCATACCCATCCCCCAGGACCTCGGTGACCGACTCATAGCCATGCTCCACGAGAAGTTGCCGAACTACGAGCTACTCAGGCAGGCGTGTCTCAGGGCAAGCATCAAGCTAAAGCTGAAGGACACCATAACACCTCACATCCTGAGGCATACGTGCGCCACCATCCTGACTGCTCAGGGCGTCCCATCGTTGGTTGTGGCTGATCTTTTGGGCCACTCAAATCTGGCGACGACCCGACGCTATGCCCACCCGACACGAGCGTCTCTGATAGGCGCGATGGAGGTCATAAGCGCCAAAAGAACTACAGGGACTCTACAGGGGATTGGCGAAAAAACGATCTGTAAACAAAAGTAGAAACAGTATTAAAAACAATGGGTTGCCAGTTTACAGTCCGCCCCCTTTGCCGCTCGGGACATTCCCCCAACGGGAGACCCTTTCGTCAATTCAAGGGCTTCTGTCAACCCCAGTTCAGCGTGTTTACATTGTCATAGCCCAATGGCTCCGAAGTGCGTGGGAATTTTGGAGCCTCTTGACTAGTGTAGGCTTTTGGCTATGTTTATCAAAGGCTTGGAATCAAAAGAGTGAACGAGGGCCTGCTATTGCCTATACCGCTCCTAAAACGATTGGAGACACAGATGGACGCTTATGCCTACACAGCCGCCAAGCTTAACCACAAGGATGAGAAAATCATCCGCAGGATGGGCCTTGGAGACACAGAGCAGGCTCAGGCTCTGACTTCGGATTACGTGGATGTCTACAGTCACCTGTTCGAGGTTTGGAAAGAAAAAGTCCGATCAGACAGAAACTTTCGTGGAGTGATAAGAGACCTACAGTCACTCGAAACTGAGACTTTGGCTGTCCTGAGCATAAATGCGGCTATTTCTTCCCTTGGTGTGGACAACGCAACACTGACCACAACCCTCAGGTATATTGGTCAGGCTGCCTATTTTGAGTGTTACGGGAAGGCCCTGAGCCTGTTTGACGCAGAGCAGTCTGAGAAGCTTGTGTCATCCACAAAGCGGTCCAACAGCAGCTTAAAGCATCGTAGGCGAGGTATTCGTGGGCTGGCCAAGCACATCGGCTTTAAGTTTGAGGAGTGGTCGGATCAGGACAAACTGACGGCTGGCCGAAGGCTGCTTGAGGTTCTGCTTGAGGGTCCACTCTTCGCCTTAGCCTTCATGGACTACCAACCTTACCTTGTGTTGACAGACGAGGCTAACGAGCAGCTTCGAGAGATTATTGACTCCATAACCGTCAAGCGACTGAGAGGCGTCCCTCAGGTCGGGGATGTTGTGTTTTGGGAGTCATCCACCCTGCACATTGACAACATGCCCTACCCCCTAATCAGGAGCTATCAGAAACCCGTCAGGAACCACGTAGACCGGGCAATTAAAGCCGGTCGTATGGGCCAACCTCTGGCTGCCCTGAACCACATTCAGTCAGTCAAATGGAAGATCAACGAGGAAGTCCTTCGGGTTGTGGAAAGAGCCTATGCGGACGGTGTCTGTGTAGCCGGGATGCCATCCAAAGTTGACATTGAGCTTCCGGCTATCAGCAAACCTTGGGAAGCAATGAGCGACCAGGAGAAGTATGCGTGGCGAAGGAAGGCCAAGAGAGTAAAGCTCGCCAACATCTCACTTGAGGGTGAGCGCATCGTCTTCGAGAGCGATATGTCAACAGCAAGGCGGCTTATCGGCCAGGAGTTCTGGCTGATGTCCAACTGGGACTATCGAGGACGTGTTTACCAAATCCCCCACTTCAACTTTCAGCGCCAGGACCATATCCGAGCGTTGTTTCAGTTTGCCGAAGGTCAACAGGTCAACCAAAGCGGTCTTTATTGGCTGAAGGTTCACCTCGCCAACTGTGGTGACTTCGGAAAGGTCTCAAAGAAAACCTTTGATGACCGTGTGTGGTGGGTAGACGACAACCTTGAGCGCATTCTTTCGCTCACACTATCGCCATTTGACTACCTATGGTGGACAGAGGCCGACAAGCCGTTCTTGTTCCTCGCTGCATGTTTCGCTTTGAGGGACGCTCTGGATGGCAAGCCGGTCCACATCCCCTGCTCCCACGATGGATCATGCAGTGGACTTCAGCACCTTGCCGCAAGTAGCCGCTGCGAGAACACCGGACGGCTTGTGAACCTTGTGTTCAACAAGAGTGGTCCTATGGACATTTATCAAACCATCGCTGACCGGGTTAAGCATAAAGCAGAGGAGGACCTGACTTCAACAGAATCACTCACGTTCAAAAACGAGAAGACGGGTGTTGAACGTAAGGTGGCCGTCGCTGAACTTGCACGCCTTCTGTTGGACAACGGGATTACAAGGAAGTTGTGTAAACGAAACACAATGACGTTCTCCTATAGCTCCAAGCGTAGCGGGATGCAGGATCAGATACTCGAAGACACCATGCGGCCACTCTCGTTGCAACTGTTATCTGGTGAAATCGAACAGCATCCATATGGCGAGGATGGTGGATATGCAGCAGCACGTTATCTGTCTGGGCTGACATACTCAGCTATCGTTGAAACTGTCGATAAACCCGCAGAAGTAATGCGCTTCCTGCAATCGATAGCACGTGTCATGTCCCATGAGGGAAAACCTGTAACATGGACAACACCGATTGGTTTTCCTGTGATGCTACGTGTTCCGAATATGAAGCCCTCACAAGTCAAGCTCTTTCTACATGATAGAGGGGTTCGAACAATCTACAAACCCGTGTCACTAAACGAGAACACGGGAATAAACAAAGCTAGGGCTTCCTCCTCGATTGCGCCGTCTGTCGTTCACTCATGGGATGCAGCGCATTTGATGATGGTTGTTCTTGCGGCCAAACAGGAGCGCATCAACAGCATTGCTCTCGTTCACGATAGCTTTGGGTGTCTTCCGAATGAAGTTGACCGCTTCAGGAAGATAATCAGGGAAACTTTCGTCGAGCTTTATGACAAGCATGATGTCCTTCAAGATATCTGGCAGGAAAACAACAGCAATCTTGAAACACATGCTTACAAAATGCCGACCATACCTAAGAAGGGGAAGCTCGATATCACAGAAGTGTTGGCAGCGGAGTATTCGTTTGCCTAATACATAGTCACTTGGCTACACAAAGGATAAACACATGCCGAATATTCCTTCGCCTGATCCCGAAGAAGACGATGACGACGCTCCTCTGACACAAGAGGAGATCAACGAAATCCTCGGGCAGTTCCCCGAGATAAACGACATGTCCGCACAGGATTGCTGCATCATGGCAGGCTTCCTGTTGGACGTAGGTATGCCTGTGCCAACTGATCTCATAGCGAGAGCGCACAGAGCAGGCTTTTACATCGCTCACTAACTAAATACCAAAGGAAAACTATGGCCAACAAGAAGTTCATTACCACACCTATCGGAACTGCTGTTATGCCGTTCCTGTTCAAAGAGGACGAGCAATACGGTGGGTTTAAGGTAGCACTCCGTGTGGACAAGGAGACGGCTGCGAAGTTCAAAGCGCAGCTTATGGACCTGTTCAAGGGCGAGGAGTGGAAGACCAAGACGCCCAACATCCCGATTACTGAAGATACCCGTAATGAGGGGATGTATATAATCAAGACAGCCAGCGGCTATCAGCCTGCTGTGTTCGACTCCAAGAACCGTCCGGTCTCCAGCAACACCAATGTCGGTGGCGGCTCAGAGGTCCGTGTGATCTGTGAGGCCCACAAGTGGGAAGTGCAGAAGAAGGAGGGGATCAAGTTACGCCTGAAGCAGGTCCAGATTATTAAGCTTGCTGAAGGTGGTTCGAGTGGCTTCGAGTCAATCGAAGATGGCTATGAGGCCGCAGACAGCGAAGAGCCGTCCTTTGAAACCCAAGACCTCTAGAACCGGAACGGTTTGTTCCTCTGAGAGCGACTACAACCCCATCCTCATCAAGGCGAGATACCGAAGTAAACTCGAAGAAACCGTAGCAAAGCAACTTGAAGCCGAAGGTATCAAGTTCAGCTACGAGCAGATGAAGATACCCTACACGGTCCCAGAGCGACAGGCCAAGTATATCACTGACTTTGTCGTAGGCGACCCTGAGCGTCCCATGATTATTGAAGCGAAGGGACGCTTTGCCCACCACAACTCATCAGATGCTCGTGAGCGACAGAAGTTCATCCTTCTGAAGCAGCAGTATCCTGACCTCGATATTCGCTTCGTGTTCCAATCCCGTAACACAAAAATTTACCCAGGCAGCAAAACCACCGTTTCGCAGTGGGCGGATACGCATGGTTTTCCTTGGGCAGACAAAGGAAAGATACCTGACGAATGGCTAAAGGAACTAAAAAAACAAGTGTGATGAAGTTACTCCGGTTGAAACCACAGGCTCGCAAGGTCCTGAGTCACCTTTCGAACAACGGCTCTATCAGCCCGCTCGAAGCACTCCACGTCTACGGCATCTATCGGTTAGCCGCGTGCATCCACGAGCTTCGTCGTGTGGGCATCCAGGTAACTACCACCATGAAAACGGATGCTTCCGGTAAACACTACGCACACTATGAGGTTGCAGCGTGACTGACATGAACAAAGATGAGGGTGAACTCAACTTTATCTACTCTGGCTATGGACGACACATCAACTTCCATCTGTCTGAGGGAGACGCAGATTACTTGCCGAAGGTTATGGCTACCTTCGCTGAATTTTGTCGTGCAGTAGGCTTTGTGTGGGTCAGTGTTGACCAGGTCCCCGGCAAGGGCATCAAAGGTTATCCCACAAACGACTATCTGTTCCGTGGTGACTACAAGTGGGACGATAGCACCGATTGGGCTGAGAGTTGGTATCGGCCAGACCCTGAAGTTGACGACGATGACGATGATGAACAGGTCGAAATCAATCAGGCCGCTGAGTCCTACTGGGATACTGAAGTAGACCGGGCGAACCTCGAAGAAGGCATCGAGCCTGGGGACACCGTGTATTACCACGGCAAAGGGACGCCTGAGACAACTCCCAACCACAACGAGGAACCTCAGGGACACGGTGGAAACACTGGCGTCTCTCTCGTCAACATGCGTGGCAAAGTCGTCAAGGTCTATGAGGCCCCGACAGCAATCCGTGTGTTGGTCCGGTGGGACAACTGGAATGATGGCCACAACGGCATGGGGGATGACCCCGAGGCACGTATGGCTGACCGGAACTACTGGTGGTCCAACATCGATAACCTTAGTGTGAGCAACTAATCAAATGGGAACCTTCGTAAGACATATCGCCTGCGAGAACTGTGGGTCATCCGATGGAAACTGCCTTTATGTTGATGGCACCACATTTTGTTTCGTGTGCCGGACTTACGGAGGTTCCTCTACTGAACATGGAGACAAAGTGAGCAATGGGAAACTACTGGAGCGAAATAGCCGATTACTACAAGGCTCTTACACCGACATTCCTAAAAGACGCCTACGAGAAGACACTTGCCGAAAGTTTGGCTATGCCACAGGAACAGATTCAAATGGTCAACCCCTACACATTGCTAGTTATCGGGATGCTGGAGGGCGCGTTGTTGCTCAGAAAATTCGCAGACCCAACAAGCACTTCTCGTGGCTGGGAGAACGAAGCGAATGCCTTCCTCTCTACGGCCAGCATCTATGGTCCTCCGGTCGGTATGTCATCATTACAGAAGGCGAAATAGACTGTCTGTCGGTCGCACAGGCCTTCTCTCTGAAACACGCGGTAGTCTCCCTGCCCGATGGAGCCCAGAGCGCACCCAAGGCTATCAAACAGGCCTATGAGTGGCTCTGTGGCTTCGAGAAGATAGTCCTGTGTTTCGATCAGGATGAGGCGGGTCAGAAGGCTGTTCAACAGGTGGCAGAGATGCTGCCTGTTGGCAAAGTCTTAGTCATGCACCTAACCCGTAAGGACGCCAATGAAGTCCTTGTGAACGATGGTGCTGCTCCAATTACACAAGCCTTCTGGAACGCTACCGAGTGGCGACCTGATGGCATTGTAAGTGGGGAAGACCTTTGGCAAGAAATACTGAATTCCAAAGATGCTGAGTCAATCAGTTATCCTTGGCCTTGTTTAGATGTAAGGACCAAAGGTCTTCGCAAAGGGGAGCTTGTAACCATCACAGCAGGCTCTGGCATCGGTAAGTCATCCTTTGTCCGTGAAGTTGCCTACCATCTCATCAAACACGGTGAGACTGTGGGTATGCTTATGCTAGAAGAAAGCACAACGAAAACTGCTCTTGAGCTTATGGGCCTTGCGTTGGATGTATCACTACCTCAGAGAAAATCCGAGGTAACTGAAGAACAACTCAGAGCCGCCTTCAGTCAAACTGTGGGCTCTGGTCATCTATATCTCTATGACCACTTCGGTTCCACGGACGTAGACAATCTGCTGAACAAGATCCGCTACATGTCCAAGGCACTTGGTTGCTCGTGGATCATCCTTGACCACCTATCGATTGTCGTGAGTGGGCTCGACGGTAACGATGAGCGAAAACTCATCGACCGTGCGATGACCATGCTGCGAACTCTGGTACAGGAGACAGGCATTGGGTTGCTTGTGGTCTCCCATCTGCGACGACCGGATGGCAAGGGACACGAAGAGGGCGCACAGGTGTCTCTGAGTCAACTCCGAGGTTCTCATGCCATCGCACAGCTTTCCGACATGGTCATTGGTCTTGAGAGAAACCAACAAAGTGATGTGGAGGAGGACATGACGACTGTGCGTGTGTTGAAGAACAGGTCTTATGGAAAGTGTGGCAAAACAGGGGTTCTTCTTTACAGTGATGCCACAGGACGAATGACTGACGCTGGATTGTAGGAGGTAAGCATGGTGACACTTGTGAACGCTCTGGCTGCTGTGGGTGCCTATACGCTGCTGAAGTTTGGTCTTCGTATCTACAGCCTGATGACGGAGGACCGTAGTGGTAACAGCGGGCGCTACAAAATGTGGGATCAGGAAGATGAGTGAATACGCGAGCGCGTATATCTCAATTTTATACGCAAACCAGTATAGGGAGAGGAGTGATGTTTGATACCATCGCTTACATCAAAGACAAAAAGCGACTTGCAGAAGAGAACAAAAAACTACTTTCCCGCATTGCGGAACTGAAGGCGGCCATAGAGCCTTTCCTGCGCGTAAAGGCCATCACAACAATTTACGAATACGTTCCGGTTGAGGCTCTGCGCGACGACGAGGAACTCATCGTCATGGTGAACGGCGCAGAAATCCGCGCCGCCCGCGCCGCGCTGAAGGGAGAGAAGTGGAAACGCTTTTTGACGAACGCTGACGAAGCCCTGAAGGGAGATACATCTGAGCAACCGTAGTTTACTCTTCGACATCGAGACCAACGGTCTCTTACATCAAGTCACCAAAGTCCACTGCATAGCCCTGCTTGACACAGAAACAGGAGAACAGTGGTCCTACCGAGAGGAGAACATTCAGAAGGCTCTGGAGGAACTTTACGCAGCCGATACCCTCATAGGCCACAACATCCTCGCCTTTGATCTACCGGTTCTCAAGAAGCTCTATGCTTTCAACAGACGCCCCGGCTGCAACGTCATCGATACCCTTGTCACTGCCCGCCTGATGCATCCCCAGGTCAAACTCGAAGACTACAAGCGCATCAACTTCGAACCAAATTTGATCGGGAGTCACTCTCTGCGAGCCTGGGGTCTAAGGCTCGGTGAACACAAGGGTGACTACACTGGCCCGTGGGACACATGGTCCCCTGAGATGCACAGCTACATGGAGCAAGACGTAAGGACGAACTTCCGTCTCCTGACGCACCTCAAGCCCTGGGACTACCCACCAGTCCCTTTAGCACTAGAGCATCGGGTAGCGGAGATATGCCACCTGATGCACGAGCAGGGCTGGACGTTCGACAAGGAGAAGGCAGCGAAGCTCTATGTGGACCTTGTGAAACGCAAGGATCAACTGGAGCAGGAACTGATAGCGAAGTTTGGTCAGTGGGAGGAGGTGGACAAGGTCCTGATACCCAAGCGGGACAACAAGAAGCTTGGATACACAGCCGGTGTCCCGGTGACCAAGATGAAGACGGTGGTGTTCAATCCGGGGAGCAGAGTTCACATTGAGAAGAAACTCAAAGAAGCAGGATGGGAACCAACAGAGTTCACAGATAGCGGACGAGCGAAACTGGACGAAAGTGTCCTTGAGCGAATTGAGTTACCGGAAGCCCGACAGTTGGTCGAGTATCTCCTTATCCAGAAGCGTCTTGGTCAGGTTGGGGATGGAGATTTCGGATGGCTTAAGCTGGTGCAAACAGACGGGCGTATCCATGGAACCATCAATTCATGTGGCACAATCACCGGACGGGCAACACATAACTCTCCAAATGTTAGCCAGGTTCCGTCCAACCGTGCGACATACGGAAAAGAGTGTCGCTCTTGTTTCACAGTTCCACAAGGCTGGAAACTCGTGGGTGCTGACGTGGCGGGACTGGAGCTTCGAACTTTCGCAAACAGACTCTCAGCCTACGACGAAGGGGCCTACGCCAAAGCACTGATTGAAGGAGACATCCACACACACAATCAGCTTACTGCTGGTCTTGAGAGCCGAGACCAGGCCAAGACGTTCATCTACGCCCTGCTCTATGGGGCTGGTGACCAGAAGATTGGCTCAATCGTTGGTGGTAATGCGTCAAAGGGAGCAAAGCTCAGACACAGGTTTATGAGTGAGCTTCCCGCCTACGCAAAACTCAAAGCCATCGTGGATAAGTCATCGACCAAGGGTTACATCAACGCTCTTGATGGACGCCCTTTGCAAATCCGCAGTCAACACTCCGCCCTCAACACACTACTCCAAGGGGACGGAGCCATCCTGTGTAAGCAGTGGCTCGTGAGTTTCTACGACTACATGGTGGCTCATGGCTATACACATGGCTACACAGGCGACTTCGTGATCTGCGGATGGATTCACGATGAGATACAGGTGGCTTGCCCTGAGCATCTCTCAGACATCGTGGGTAATGCTTTGGTATCCAACGCCAGAGTAGCAGGAGAACCTTTTGGTTTCTCTGTTCCTTTGGACAGCAGTTACACCATCGGAAACAACTGGAGCGAAACACATTGAAACTGGATGAAGCAATAGAGGTCGCGGTCTACCTGTTGATGGTGGTCACGATAGCCGCCCTAATCAACGCAATCGTATTAGCAGGAGCAATCGGACATTGATCGACCAGAAACTGTTTGACATCGTTCTGGAAGCCTTCACTCGTTCCTTCACTGTCCAATCAGACTTCGCCAGAGCCAACGCTCCCTATGTAGCTATGGCTGCCTCCTTGGGGCTCATCTCAACCAAGGTCCACAACAACATCTTCAGTAGCGAGTGGCGACCCACAGTCAAGGGTCTCACCTGGCTCGACCGTAAGGGTATCGATGTTGCTGAGGAGACATGGTCTGAGGCTCCAGTAGACCACACGGACACTGATGAAGAAACGTAAAGCCTTTGTGGTTCGCAAGGGGGAACTCTTCGTTGCCCCGAGATACATGCAGCGGGCTCTGGTTTCCTTCGAGAAGGCTGAACTGTTTCGCTACAGGGCAGCAGCGAGACGCATAGCATACACGAAGCAGGCTGATGAAATCATGGAAGTAACGATAACACTAGAGACACCAAATGAAGATCGAACTGATTGACCATATGGGTTCAGATAACTCAGTGGTAGATGCAGCAAGAGTAAGCTTCGAGAAACTTTCGACAAACTACACGGACCATGAGAACTCAAGGCTAATCACTTACCTTGCCTATAACGGCCACTGGTCCCCCTTCACTCACCAATTCATCACCTTCCGCATCAAGGCACCTGTGTTTGTCGCAAGGCAACTTGCCAAACACCAGGTAGGCTTTGCGTGGAATGAGGTGAGCCGAAGGTATGTCGATAGTGACCCGGAGTTCTACATGCCTGACTATTGGCGCAAGAGGGCTCCGAGCATCAAGCAGGGTAGCAGTGAGGACATCGTGTTCATCGAGCCGATGTTGGACATGGAGACCGATACAGGCTGCGTCCATCTACCTTCGGAACTCTTTGAGGCAGCCAAGGAAACCTACAAGGGCCTGCTGTCGCTCGGAGTATGCCCTGAGCAGGCACGCATGGTTCTCCCACAAGCAGCCATGACCGAGTGGATATGGTCAGGCTCCCTGTATGCCTGGAGTCGCATGTGTAAGCTCCGGCTGGACAAGCATACACAACAGGAAACCAGAGAGGTTGCAGCGGCTATCAGCAAACTGATTGAGCCTTTGTTTCCTCTGTCATGGAAGGTGCTGACCGATGGGCATGAGTAACTCAGCCTTGTTCCTGATGGCTGCTCTGGCTTTCCTTCTGGTGCTGTTGGGTTGCTCTGTGCCGCTTACAGACACCAACGGCTACTACTCCAGGATGCCGAGAGAACACCAGAGTTACTGTCAGGTGACTAAAGGTAAGGTTGTGTATTTCGTTCCGTGTAACTCGATCAAACATGATGAGGAAATATGAGCAACTTTGAAACTGGATGGGTGCTTGTAGGACACAGTGCAGATGAAGGCACTGAGCAGCTTTTCAGCAAGCTCTCGTCCTACGGAATCATCCCCAAGGAGTTCATGCTCTACGGGGACATTCGGACCTTCATTCGGGCCAATAGTCTCCCTGAGAATGAGGCCATGGCTTTCCACAAGGGACACTTCATCGGGAACATTAGTCAGGTGGATGACTACCTGAACGGAAGAGGACTGCGGAACTAATGAAGCCAATACTGGTCGATCAATGCGACCACTACAACAGCAAGACACATAACTGCAACAGGTGTGGCCGTGGGCTGCCTGATGTGTGCCTTGAGTTCGAAGAGATGAAACGGAAGGCTGAAGCTTATGAAAAACTCCCAGGTAAAAATGTTCCACACAGCGGTTCCACGAGTTCGTCACAGGGGGCGGGTTCGGACCCCACCAGTGTGTCTGTGGGTTCAGTCGAAGCACCGAAAGAACCAAAGAAAACCCGTGGCCGCCCAAGGAAAGTAACAAGTGAAACGAACATTACTGATTGATGGCGATGAGTTCGTTCATGTCTGCTCATCGGCTGTGGAATATGAGGCGAGGTGGGACGACCAGAACATCATCCTCGCCAGTAACGTAGAGGAGGCATGGGATGCCTTTCTGGGACGCCTTAAGACTGTTCACGATGCTATTGAGGGCGAAAAGGTCCTTCGGTTCGCTTTCACTGGATCAGAGAACTTCCGAAAGTCACTATATCCTGACTACAAAGCAAAGCGTAGTGGACGTAAGCCGCTATGTTTCTCAGACCTCAAGGGGCGAGTACACGAGAACTTTGATTGTCACACGGAACCATCCCTAGAAGCCGATGACCTCCTTGGTATCTGGTCAACCGATGGCAACCACGAGAACCCTGTAGTCATCTCTCAGGACAAGGACATGCTCACCCTACCTACCACTATCTGGAGGGACGGTGGCCTCGTGGTCCTTGGTCAGGGTGACGCTGACTTCCACTGGCTGAAGCAGACACTGACCGGAGATACCTCGGATGGCTACCCAGGCTGTCCGGGGTTTGGTCCTGTGTCCGCTGAGAAGCTCCTGGATACCTTTGTAGCTCTGGATGGCTCATTCCTCGTTGATGAGGCGTGGAAGGCTATCGTTCAACACTACGAGAAGAAGGGGCTCTCAGCAGCCGATGCTCTCACACAGGCAAGACTTGCTCGGATACTCCGGGCAACTGATTGGGACGAAGAGAAACGAGAGGTGAAACTTTGGACACCAAACTAAAGGTCCCTGATGGTTGGTCATCGGACTACTACAAGATTCCACAGGGGGCTCAGGAGCTTGGGGACCTGATTGAACACCGAGCCATGAACTTCAACGTGGGCAACATCTTCAAGGCTGCCTATCGGCTTGGCTCAAAGCCCGGTGTGTCTGACCTGTATGACCTGAAGAAGATCAAGTGGTTTGTGGAGCGAGAGATAGCGAGGGTTGAGCGTGAGCAAGGTAACTAAATTTCCAAGCAAGGATGAACCTGAAGATGACCCTATTGAGCCTGTGCGGTTCCCTGACTTTGCTACAGTTGAGTCAATGCTCCAGGGCAAACCCCTTGAAAGCATCATGCTTATCACGGTGAACTCAGAGGGTAGCGTCAGTCACTACGCCTCTGGGGTTACAACGATGGAAGCTCTCGGTCTCATTGAGATGCTCAAGCACTCAGTGTTTCTCGGAGACATGGGGTATGGCGATGAGTAAGCAACTGGAGCTACCCCTGGAAATCGACAGGGTAGGACTGGTCAAGCAGTTTCAGAAGGCTGACCCTGATTACCCGAGTGAGAAGAGCTTCCACTGGAGCCTGATCCGCGAAGAGGTCAACGAGGTAGCCAAGGCATACGCTGAGTTACTGAAGGAACTGACGGACCTCGAATATGTCCTCGTGGGAGCCACAGTCAAAGGTATCCACGAGCTTCCTGAAGACATCGTTACGAACCTCTATGCCTTCGAGCATCTCTATCAGGCTATCCCTCCTTCTATCCTGAACGAAGCTTTCGTTCGTGTCCACAAGAGCAACATGAGCAAGCTGACTGGCGGCAAACTCGTGAAGCGTGAGGACGGAAAGATACTCAAGCCTGACACCTATGAACCCCCGAATATGATGGAGCTTGTCTAGTTTTGGTTAGCACACGAGCAGAGATTGTAACACGCAGGACATACAACAGACCCAAAGACAAGGAGGGCAAAGTCTTCGAGACCTGGGAAGACACCATCGACCGGGTCATCAGTCACCAGAAGTGGCTGTGGGAACGAGCCAAGAGAAAACTCTGGCACACCGAGGACCAGAAGCTTACCGAAGAAGAGGAGAAAGAACTTGAGGAACTTCGGCTTCTCTTCCTTAGCCGAAAGGCGCTACCCTCCGGGCGGACACTATGGCTCGGAGGGACTGAGATTGCGAAGACGAGGGAAGCATCCCAGTTCAACTGTAGCTTCCTCAGGATCGAGACTGTCTACGATGTTGTGGACGCCTACTGGCTACTTCTACAGGGTTGTGGAGTGGGCTTCTCGCCGGTTACGGGAACTCTTAACGGCTTCACGAAACCAGTAGAACTCGAAGTAATCCGGTCCACCAAGACTGACCCACAGCACAAAGGCAACCCAAACAACGTCGAATGGTTCGAGGAAGGCATAGCGGCAGAGAGTGGCTATGGCCACATCAGAGGCGCGCGGTGGTTCATCAAGGTAGGGGATAGCGCCGAAGCATGGGCCAAGCTCCCCGGTAAACTCCTGGCTAACAAGATCGAATGCGAGAAGTTAATACTTGACTTCTCGGAGATACGTCCAGCAGGCACACGGCTCTCAAGCTACGGCTGGATCAGTAGTGGCGACGAGTTAATAGCAGACGCCATGACACAGATGGTTCGCATCCTGAACATCAGGAACAACCGACTGCTCACTGCTATCGACATCCTCGACATCCTCAATCTACTCGGGTCAACTCTCAGCAGCCGTAGGTCTGCCGAGATTTGCTTGTTGCCTTATGGTGACCCGGAGACTCTGGACTTCGTCAATGCCAAGAGTGACCTTGCAGCCACCCCGTGGCGGACACAGAGTAACAACAGTCTCGTGTTTTACCACAAGCCTGCCAAGAGTGACCTTGAGAAACTCTTTGCTCTTATGGTTGCGAATGGTGGCTCTGAGCCTGGCCTAATCAACGCTCAGGCTGCCCTCAAGCGGGCTCCGTGGTTTAAAGGCGTCAATCCGTGCGCTGAGATTCTCCTCGGGACCAAGAGCTTCTGTAATCTCACTGAGATTGACCTGAGCAAGTTCAATGGTGACGAGGAGGCGCTCCATGCTGCTGCGAGACTCATAGGCCGAGCGAACTATCGTCAGACCTGTGTGAACCTCGAAGATGGCATCCTGCAACGCTCATGGCACGAGACCAATGAGTATCTCAGGCTGTGCGGTGTTGGCCTGACTGGCATCGTGGGATGGGAACACCTCAATGACCCCAAGAAGGTGGAGGCCGTCAAGAAGTGGGCTGGTAAGGGTACCACAAGCATGGCGAGAGAGCTTAGGCTACCCCTGCCCAAGGCTGTGACCACAGTGAAACCCTCGGGAACTCTGAGCAAGATTATGGATACGACTGAAGGTGTCCATAAGCCTCTTGGTCGCTACATCTTCAACAACATCAAGTTCAGCATCCATGATCCGATAGTCGCTCAGGCTCGCAAGGCGAACTACCGGGTCTTTGATGACCCCTACAACAAGGATGCTGTGCTGGTCACCTTCCCTGTGGAATATGAGAACGTCAAGTTCACCGATGTTGACGGTAAGGAAGTGAACACCGAGTCAGCTATCGACCAACTGGAGAGATACCGTTGGCTGATGGATAACTATGTGGAACACAACTGCTCCATCACCATCTCCTACAGTGAAGATGAGGTGCCGGGAGTTATCTCGTGGCTCCTCGACAACTGGGACACCTATGTTGGTGTGTCGTTCATCTTCAGGAATGACCCCACGAAGACAGCAGAGGACCTTGGGTATGCCTATCTCCCGCAAGAGGTAGTCACCAAGGAATCCTATGAGGCGTATGTAAGCACCCTGAAGCCCCTTAAGCTGACTGACAGCCTTGAGGAGATTCAGGATGAGCGTTGTTCAACTGGAGCATGTCCCGTCAGATGATGAAAGTCCTCGATCTCTTTAGTGGGATCGGTGGCTTCTCTTTGGGACTAGAGCGGGCCGGTATGCAAACCATCGCTTTCTGCGAGGTTGATCCAAAGTGCCGAGAGGTGCTTCGGAAACACTGGCCTGCTACCCCAATCTATGAAGACATTCGTTCCCTACATGCAAAGGAAATTGGTGAAACAGTTGACGTTATTTGCGGAGGATTCCCCTGCCAAGACATCAGTGTCGCAGGAAAAGGAGCTGGACTATCAGGAGAAAGATCAGGACTGTGGTGGGAGTTCCACAGGCTCATCAAGGAAGCGAAGCCGAAATGGGTCATCATCGAAAACGTGTCAGCCCTTCGCTCTAGAGGATTGGATCAAGTCCTCAGGTCGCTCTCTCAGATCGGGTATGATTCGGAATGGCATTGTATTCCCGCTTCAGCCGTTGGTGCGCCTCACCAAAGGGACCGGGTCTGGATCATTGCTTACCCCATCGGCTCAAGGATGGAAGGCTTGGACTTTCCGAAACCCTTATGCGCTTATTCGGAAGAATCACGCAGATGGCAACTTGCAGGAGCAGTTGATGCGGCTTTACCAGCGGATGATTACGCCAGAATGCGAGGAACTTTTAATGGGGTTTCCGAAGTCATGGACCGACTTAAGCAACTTGGAAACGCAGTAGTCCCACAGATACCCGAGTTAATCGGGAGGAGCATCCTCAAACATGACACCAACCCGTAAGGAGCGCCGAAGACTCCTGCGAGAACAAAGAGCAGCCGCCGGTTTCCCAAAGCAACCACAAGTCCCACCCCCGTTATCTCTGGCTACCATTCGTCCCATGACGATCAACCAGAACCGTGTGTTCAAGGAGTTTAACCGGGGGCAACACCTGGTTCTCCATGGTTACGCCGGGACCGGCAAGTCCTTCCTGAGCCTATACCTCGCCCTCAATGAGGTGGTGGGTAAGGGAACCTACAAGCGGGTCATTGTGGTTCGCTCGGCGGTCCCCAGTCGAACTCAGGGCTTTCTGCCAGGAACTGAGGAGGAGAAGGCGGCTGTCTATGAGTCAGCCTATATCTCGATTGTGGATGACCTGTTCAAGAAACACGGGAGCTACAACCGACTCAAGGACCAGAAGGCCATTGAGTTTACCACAACATCCTATCTCCGTGGTCTTACCATAGATGACGCCATCATCATCATCGATGAGGTTCAGAACATGATAGACGGCGAGATAAACACAGTCATGACCCGAGTAGGTCAGAATGCCCGTGTGGTGATCTGTGGGGACTTCAGGCAGAACGATCTGGTCAGCAAGCGGGAGGAGAGTTGCATCCGGTCGCTAATGGACACGGTGAACCGTATGCCCAGCTTCTCGGTCATCGAGATGGGCCACGATGATATTGTGAGGTCTGGGCTGGTCCGCGAGTGGATCATAGCCAGAGAGCCGTAGGAGACTCACTGGTAAGCGAAAGGACTGAGAGCTACTAGGGTAGCTTGATGTTTCTCCAGGCTACTCAGTGAGCTTCTCTGAGCGTTTAAACCGATAGACAACCCTTGGGTATACCTTGGGCTGTCTATCGGTATTTTTAGCTTCTGTGGGCCGTCAGTTGGTGTATCCAGGCGACCAGTTGGTCCCAGTTCAGCCAACCTAAGACCGTGGTGGTCAGAGCCAACACAAGTTTCCCCATGTTGTAGGCCACCTTGGCTGTCAGGTCTATCTCCAGTTGCCTGTGGCCTATCCTGTCCAGCTTCTCGTCCATATCGACCAGAGTGACCTTAAGGCTATCCAGCTTCGTCTCAAGGATAGCTATTCGTTGCGAGTGGTCGTCTGTCATTTCTTGAGCCACCCACACTTCAAAGCCAGACCAACCGCATTGTGTTCCCTGATCTGGGCAATGGTAGGTTTGGTGTCATGTCGGGAATAGTAGATGGCTCTGGCTGCCTTACAGAACTCAGGGCCACCCTCAGTCTCTAAGGAACGGGTCGTTGTCTGGCAGGCTGTCAGGGTCACGAGCAATGGCAGCACGAATAGCTTCACGGGCAGCCACTGCGATTTGAGCTTGAGTAACTTCATGTCTCAGGGCCTCTAGCTGCTGCTGTGTCCTACCGGCGTCTACAAGTCGGTTGACGTAGAGCCATTCGAATAGTTTACCGACAGCAGCAAAAGCCGCTGTCAGTAGACTCAGGAGAACACTTATCACTGCTCTACGTTACCACCAGCAACATTGAGGTCCTTGGATGCGATGAGACCAAAGGCCCCAAGCAACGCAAGGATATCATCAACACTGAAGGTCCCTTCGAAATACCACTTGGCTGCAATGGTGATGAGCATGGAGACACCAGCAGCCGTGGTCTTCCAGTTCTTCCTAACGTAATCCATGGTTCTATGCTTTCTTTGAGGAGACGAAGTCTACGACCTCTTGGGATATAGCTTTGCGGGCAGTTGGTAGTGAGGGCCATCCTTGAAGGACCGCCAGTCACCACCCCATTCAATAGGAACACCAACAGCCTTGGCGGCTTCCTTAACTATCTTCGAGAGCTTGGCGTATAGCGGCCAGTCCCACCTGATTTCACCACCATCAACCACACCATCACCGTCAGCATCCACCCACACAGCAAGATCAACTGCGTGTCCTGTGATATGCCGGGAGTTCATGGTTCTGGAGGCTCCCGCCTTGACTAACTGTCGCTGACGGTCAACTGTGCGTAAACCCTCGGTCACGATGAACTTCATGTCCGAGAGTTCCGCAGCTTTGTTAATGACTTTCTGTAAATCAGGGTGAACTCCCGCCAACCTCTTCTTCGAGGCGTCGTTGAGTTTAATCATTTGATTCAGGTTCAACCTTTAGTTTTGCTTCAGCCTGCTCACGGATGCTTGAGATAACTTCAGTCACCTCAACATACGGACGGTTGCCCAGAGCATTCATAACGATGTTCCAGGCTGCTACGGGTAACTCTATGCTAATAACTTTCTGTTCCACGAATAGTCTTTCTACTGATTCCAAGGCAAAGCCGGACGAACTACCGGCGGGTTGATCTGGTCTTCGATCTGTTTGTCCAAAGCAGCTTTCTGCGCTTCGAGTGTCTCAGGGCCGAAAGCATCTTCGAGCCACCCGATGACCTGTGCTTCCGTCAGGTCTTCATATGGCGTGAAGGGTGCTTCCGGGTCGAGGGTGACGGACTGTGAGCCGTATATGTCGGCTGTGTGTGCAGAAGCGCCAGCTTCGCTGCCTGTGCCGTCAGTCGCTACCCTTCGCCAATGGACGGTGAACACAACGTCCGTGTGGTCGTCCTGTTGTGGGTAGCAGTCAAGTTGGGAAATTACCCATGTGTATTGATTAGCCATTGAGTTGTTCCTCTAGGGCGGTGACTTTTGCGGCGAGTTCTTGGATGCCAGCAACAAGAACAGAAACAAACCGGTCATATGATACGCTGTCAGGCTCATTATCTTTGTTCAGGCTAACGAGTTCTGGTATTACATCTATTACTTCTTCTGCTATTAGGCCGACGTCTGTTCGCCCATCATCCTTGTATTCAAACATACGCGACTTGAGAGCGATAATTGCTTCGAGGCCATATTTTGAATTTCGGATGTTGTCTTTGTATCGCGCCGATGATGTATCGTACGTAATAACACCGCCAGTTGAGTTCCATTTGAGAGTATTCGTTCCCGCCCCACTTCCAAGCTGCGGCGCAGTTAATTGCCCATCATTGCGTACAGTAAATGTGGTATTTGGTGTGGAGTTTTCAACGAATAATCCGAATTGCGTGCTTGATGCGTTGCCGCCTCTGACACGAAGGCGCTCTACACTTGGAGTGCAGTTTAGGCCAGTAAATCCATTCGCATCGAGCACCATGCTGTTGCTCGCGGCGCTACCATTGAAAGAAACTGCCGGTGAACCGGATGAACCAGCGCCAAGGATGCGGAAGGTGCCGCTGCTGTCGATGCGGGCGCGTTCTGTGCCATTCGTCTGAAAAATCAGATTGTTCGCCGTATGCTGACGAATAAAGAACTCGCCGGAATTGTTGATGTATAGCGCGCCTATCAACGAACCGCTTCTTAGAAGCTGAATAGCGCCGTCCTGAGTACCTGTGGCGTTTGCCACTATCAGAGGATTTGCCGAAGCACTTTGCACGACAAGAGGCGAACCGGGTGAAGCCGTCCCAATACCAAGCCGCCCACTAGCATCCAGCGTCATCGCCGGCGTGAAGGCACCCGTGCCATTTACAAGATTACCTGCGGTGCCGGAGGCGGCAGTTACCCACCCATGCGTCCCGTTAAACTGAGTATAATACGTTGCGTTTCCGTTAGTAATGTATCTCCACACGCT